GGGAGAGATATCTCTCGTGAGTATGACAAGAAGGCGGTAGTTGTTGCCGACAACTTTATCCGCAAGGGGATCTACATCCCAATCGTGGTTACCCCAACAGGCAGGGTGGTCAATGGGGTACACCGGCTGTTCGCGGCGCGTGAGAAAGGCATAGAGATATGGCCGGTCATTACCGTACCCGATGAGCTGGCGGACTTTGCCCTACACTTCCTTAACTACTTGTCTATGGACTTCCATGTCGATGAGGAGTTTGCAGATATGCTGCGCTTCTCCGCATACCGTAGGCCACAGAACAATCGTGGGTCCGTGCCTAAAGCATACCGGTTTTGGGCTAACGGCGAACGCACTTTGCCTGATAAGGATTCTTACAGCAAACGCTATTGGCAGAACTTCCGAGACCTACATGGGAAGAATGTTATAGACTTTGGGTCCGGCCTGTCTAAGGTCGCTCCGTTCCTGCAAAAGAAGGGGATTAATTGTGTCGATTTTGAGCCGTACCTTATCAATCCTAGAAGTCAGTCGCGTAAGCCAGATCCTGACTATAGTCGTCTCCGCGCTGCAGCGTTTCTCGAAAACATTTCCAATCCTGAGCTATCTTTCGATTCCATCTTTTTGGCTTCTGTGCTCAATAGCGTTCCTTTTCCTCGCGACCGAATGGCCGTTCTGGCTATCGTTCACGGCCTCTCTGGTTTCGGCACTACTATTTACGGTACTTGCCGAGATATTAGTGATTTTACGTACGAGTACTCTGGCATCAGACAAGCCAACTACTTCGTCTTCGACTCAGAACCCGGGGTAAGGCTAGGGGACACGCTGGCGAATCCTAAGATCCAGAAGTTCCACACCATGAACGAGATGGACAAGCAGTTGCACATCTTGTGGAAGACCAAAGACTTCTGGAAGGGTGGTAATATCTTCTACTTCAGAGCTAAGGCCCCGAAGCGGGTGAACCCCACGGTACTTGCCGCAGCGTTGGAGTTTGAGTTTGACCTGCCGTACGCCGATGGCTCTCGCATGGGTTTGGTAAAGCAGGCTAAGGCCGCGTTCAGTAACAGGTTGGGAGTAAAGATTCCATGAGTTTGACGTTTGACCCGAACACGGGGGACCCGATCCATACGCCAAAGAGGCGTGATGTATTCGAGTTCGATCATGAGGTCGCATCCATCTTCGAGAATATGGCGCTGCGGTCTATCCCGATGTACGCCCAGACCCACCATGTCCATGCCGCCATCGCCAAATCGTATGCCGAAGACCACTTCATGGAGAAGCAGTATGTGGTTGCGGATATTGGCAGCTCTACTGGTATGTTCATCAAGACACTATGCTCACAGTACGGCATACCCCCGCATCAGGAACCCGGGCACTTCCGAGCCATAGCGGTAGACCCTTCGCAACACATGCTGGATAACGTTGTCAGCGCTATGCCGTGGGTTGTCGATGTCAACATGGAGGTTCAGTTTCTAGCAAGCATCCATACCCGGGTAGATATTGTGAATCTATCCTACGTTCTGCAGTTCATACACAGGGAAGAGCGAATGCTGGCATTGCAATCAATTGCAAAAGCCACCAGACCCGGAGGTTTGCTGTTTGTCTCGCAGAAGGAAAGTATTCCCTCTATGTTTGAGCCATACTTTACTGAAGAGTACGTTAGGTTCAGGATAGACAACGGTTACACAGATCAGGAGATAGCGGACAAGACCAACGCTCTAAGCAACTCCATGTGGGTAGATCAGCCACGTGTTACCAAGGATATGGTGGAGTCGGTAGGCTTCTGGAACGTTCAGGATACTACCCGATGGCTAGGGTTTAGTTCTTTTGTTTGCATGAAACGATGAATGATGAGAGCGAGAGACCTACAGGACGCCGCACAAGACGCCGTATAAGCGGCGGGGGCGGTTCCGGGGGCAGTATGAGCCTCAATCAGGGAACGCAGTCCTACGGGGCTATGGGGGAGGATGAGGCACCAGATGGGGACCTCAACGACACCGTAGAATCCCAAGCAGAGGAGAGGGCAGGATTCGTACCCCCGCGCTCTGACGATTTCACCCCAGCAAATCGCCTCGATGAGGTTAAGGCCCGGACCCGGGGGAGCCAGTACGAGAGAGAGTACCGGCTACAGCTGCTTCATCGCATGCTCATGCGGCGCGTACCCTTAGACGAGGTGGCCAGAGAGCTGGGGGTATCGGTACAGACGGTCATCAGAGACCGTAAGGAGCTGTACAACAGGCTCAAAGATCAGGCTAAGACCCTAGACATAAACCACCTTATCGGTGACACCATTGGCTTCTACGACGAGGTCAAGTCGATGGGCCTGCGGGCGGCGTCGAACAGCAAGTACGCAATGAACGCAAGGCTTGGGGCGCTGCGCACGGCCCTTGCGGCCAAGAACGATATGCATAGGTTCTTGCAGGCAGCTGGAGTATTTGATGTACTCAGGTTCAAGTCCGCCGACGAGGGATCTACCGATGACATTGCCGCTCTTGTGGAGATCAGTAAAGCTATCCTTGAGTCTGAGGATGGTAAGTTCGATGAGTCCAAGCTCGACCTGCCACTACTTAGCCTGAACGATGATGAAGACGAAGAGGTTCGGCTCTTTTGAAACGTACAAGGCCCGCCCCAAACAGCAAGGAGGCTATCAAATCCCGGCGCATGATCGAAGCGGCGAAAGTGGCGACAGCGAAGTTCAAGAATCCGCTGTTCGGGGAGATGTTCACGTACGCGATGGAGCAAAAACTGGACCATGGAAACGGTTTCTTCCTTGAGTTCATGGGGGCATTGGAGCAGCCCCCGGTAGGGATAGAAGAGTTCCTGGATTCGCCTCAGTTCATGGGGGCCACGGACCTCCAGCTGTGGCCAGAGGTACGCCGCACCATCATCGAGATCAATCTTGATTGGTGGAAAGGGCAAGGCATAGCCAACCATGAAGCTGTACTCATGGGGGCTACAGGTACGGGCAAGTCTGAGATATCCAAGGTCACGACTGCATACCACCTACACATACTAGCCTGCCTCAAGTCTCCGCAGGCGTTGTACGGACTACCGCAGGCCACTTCCATCGTCTTTGTTATCCAGGCGGCTAAGCCACACGTCACCAAGAAGATCGTGTATATGCCGCTGCGCAACTATGTCGAGACCATGCCTTGGTTTCAGCGCCACCTCCGTCCGCACAAGCTGATCGAGTCGGAGATGTACTTCGAGCATAAGAACATTCGGGTAGTCCCGGGCGGGTCAGATGCTGACGCCATACTCGGGGAGGCCATCATCGGTGGGGTCATCGATGAGATCAACTTCATGAATATTGTGCAGAAGTCCAAGAAGGCTGATGTAGGTACAGGTCGGGCAGGCATTTTCGATCAAGCACAGTCTATCTACGACGCACTGTCACGACGTAAGAAGTCCCGCTTTATCTACCGTGGCCCGCAGATCGGGGTTATCTGCCAGTCCTCGTCTACTCGGTACAAGGGTGACTTTACGGACAAGCGTAAGCAGCATGTTCTGGATCATGGCGAAAAGGGTGTGTACATCTATGAGAAAGCGCAGTACGAAGTATGGCCACAAGAACGCTACTGCGGAGACAAGTTCCGCGTCATGGTCGCCAACGAAGCTGCGATGGACATCAAGATCCTCGATGACGAACAGTCGGTGCCCGAGGGGGCGACAGTCTTTGAGGTCCCCATTGAGTACAAGCCTGACTTCCTCAAAGACCCATCGGGGTCGCTGAGGGATATCATCGGGCGGTCGGTTAACTCGATCAACCCGTTCTTCCGGCGTAGGTTCAAGATCACCGAATGTGTAGAGCGCGGTAAGGCCAAGGGCCTGCAATCCATCGTCTACAAGGACAATGTAGTCTTGGGGATAGAAGGGCTACCCAGGATACAACGCGGGCACTACTGCCAGAACCCCTCACAGCCCCGCTACGTCCACATCGACCTTTCGGCTACCGGGGATAGGTGCGGAGTAGCCATGGTCCGCTATGACGGCATGGTGGAGATGGAAAGGCGGGTAGGCGGGGAGATAATCACAGAAGTTCTGCCCAAGGCCACTGTGGAGTTGGCGGTAACCATCCAGCCAGATCATGCCGAGGGTGGGGAGATAGATATCGCGGAGGTAAGGACGTGGGTCAGGCAGCTCCGCAGGCAGTACGGCTACCCGGTCAAGGCAGTGTCCTATGACGGCTGGGCCAGCCTTGAATCCAGACAGCAGTGGAAGAAGCAGGGCATGCCGACCGGCATGATCTCAGTTGA